CCCCGAAAGCGAATGGGAAGAATTCGACCTGAGGGACGACCCAAAGTATCCGGTTAAGGTGAAAGACCAGAATGGAAAAGGGGCTTGCAATGGCCATGCAGCGGCAAGCAGTCTGGAAATCGCTCGGTACGTTTCTGGTGCTGCTTATGTCGCTCTCAGTCCTTGGCTCGTCTATGCTGATCTATGTAATGGTTGGGACGTTGGATCGAATATTGCGGAAGCTCTGGTCTACCTTGAAAACAAAGGGACTTGCTCTGAGCCACTGGTTCCGTATGCGACAATTAATCCTTCACGAATTCCTCAGTCGGCCAGAACTGATGCCAAGCGGTTCAAAGTTGAGATCGGATACAGACTCAACACCTTCAAAGACTTATGTATTGCCGCACAGCTCAGAATGCCGTTCAACTTTTCTGTGCCGGTCAACGCCAATTTTAATGTTCTCGACAAAGATGGAGTCCCAGGCAACCGAGCTGGATCCCACAACCATGCTGTCACAGGTGGCATGGGAATGAAGCGAATGCCCAACGGCAAATGGGCGATCCTAATGCAAAACTCGTGGGGAACCCGCTGGGGCTGGAATGGCTACTGCTGGATCACCGAGCGGAACGTAGAAGGTCGTGGATGGGACGCCTACTGCGTGAGCGCTACGGTAGCTGACCCAAACAATTTGCCTCCACTTCTTGCATAATCACAAAGTCAAGTGATAATGTAGGAAGATCTTTATTCGTGGCCCTTAACGGGCAGGCCATGAACTTATCCTTAGCCCGAAGAAAAGGTTACCGAAGCATGCAGAACTCTGAGATTGCACAGTTGCAATCCGAAGCCACCGCCCTTAAGGCTCGTGCTTCGGAACTCGTTAACAAGCAAGGTCACACCGTTGACGAGGTGGCCGAAATGGGTCGGGCGACAGCTCGCCTGGGCGAAATCAATGAAGCTGTGACCAAGGCCACAGAACGCGAAAACACCGTGGCCATTTTGAAAGCCAGCATCGAGCAGAACGATCAGTGGGCTGGACAGGTTCCTGCCTCCAATCGCCCTGGTCACGTTTACGATGTGAAGTCCACTCCTGCTGGCGGGCATTACCCACAGCCTGGCATGGTTCACCCCGGTCTGGCCAACAAGGCTTACCGACCTGAGATCGAGCCAAAAGGCGAAACCGTCGAGGCATATCTGGCGGAAGGCTATTCGCTCGACACGATTGAAAAGGCTTGTACGCCAGCTTACAAACGCGAGATCTTGAAGTTCATGCGATCTGGTGGCCGCGATTATGCAGGCGCTGGCGACATGGTACGTAAAGCCTTCACGGAAGGTGTTGCTGCTGGCACGGCTGGTGGTGGTGCGGCTCTGGTCCCAGTCCAGTGGTCCGAGCTGATCATGACGCCTCCACAGGCGGGCATGCTCCAGGACGCTGTTCGGACCATCCCGACAACCACCCTGACGACTCGTTTCCCACGGGTCAAGACGACTGACAACAAGTATCCAGCCTATCCTGTTACGGTCTCGTGGGGCGGTGAAACTCCATCCAGCCCGACCGATCAAGGATCGAATATGACTGTCGAGCAAATCGACATCAACGTTAATGAAGTCTGGGCCTATGGCCTATTCTCGATCAGTCTTTTGGAAGACAACGCTTACGGTCTTTCCACACTGATTCCCGACATCTTCCAAAAGTCGCTGGCTGTGGCCACTGACCTCGCCATCATCTCCGGTTCTGGTTCCAGCCAGCCTTATGGCCTGACCGAATCGAGTGTTGTCACTCAGATAACTGCGACCACGACAGGCGCTGTGATCACGTACCAAGACCTTATCAACATGTTCTACCAGACCCCTCAGCAGTTCAGAACTGAAGGTGCCTGGTTGATGAACTCAGCCACGCTGGGCGCGATTGCTGGACTGGTTGACGGTCAGTCTCGCCCTCTGTTCCTGCCAAACTACGGCTTCATCGGTGCCACACCTGGTGGTGGAACCACATGGGCCAACGGAAGCCTTTTGGGCCGACCGATCATCATCAGCGAGAACGTCCCGAGCCTGTCGGCTACGGCTGGCACACTGCCTCTGTACTATGCTGACTGGAAGTCCGCCTACTACATGCTCGACCGCGTCTCTCCGACGATCAAGGTCAATGATCAACCCGCATACAAGAACGGCTCCTACGAGTTTGTGCTTCGCGCTCGTCGTGGTGGTCGTGTGGTTCAGCCTAACGCAATCCGCGTGCTGAAGAGCAAGTAAGCCCCGCAGGGGATGGGTCATGATTCTCCCAAGAGTGGCCCATCCCATCTTTTTATCCGTCAGGCGATTATTATGGCGATCAGCCCGCAAGTCACTTACATGTACCCACAATTGGCCAACCTGGCCCCGGGTCCACTTCAGGCTTTGGCAAACGCGGCTGAGACTTATCTGGTTCAAGCCTTAGGCCGAGAGATTTCACCAGGCACAAAAACGCAAACGTTCACGGGCAAGAATCAAACTTATTTATGGCTGACTGCGACGCCAGTTTCCGCAGTCACTTCCGTGGTCTGCAACAACAACGCACAAGACCTGACATCCCTGCACTGGGACGCTGACGGAAGACTGACCAGACAAAACAACGGTTTCTGGAATCAGCTTCTTGGATGGGATCCCGGCATCTCAAACATCGTGGTGACCTACACGAGCGCCGGTCTCGATCAAAACACACAGGACATGCTGATCGGTGCGGTGATGACGTGGATGCTCGACATGCAGAACAAATCTTCTGTGGTTTCATCTGAGTCCATCGGCGATTACAGCTACACGCTGAACACGGCCTTTATGAAGGGCCTGCCACCTTACATTTCCACCCTGATCCAACCTTATCGCGTTTACTCCGCAGGGTGATGCTATGGCTACAAATGTCAAAATGACTTGGCGTGGCGACAAGTACAGTCAGTCGGTTCACAGGGAGCTGGTCAAGGCAATCAATCGTGCTGCGGTCAAAGTGGAAAGCACCACAAAGAAATCAATGGTTTCAGGTGCTTTCCCAGGCCAACCATCTCCCGCCGGTGAGCCGCCACACAAGCAGACTGGCGAATTGCGACGAAGCATTGATTTCCAGTTATCCAACGACAAGTTGTCGGCCAGAGTGGGTCCAAAAGATTTACTGGTCTATGGTCGGGTCCACGAGTTTGGCACCAAGGCCGAAGGTGGCAACCTTCCAGCAAGGCCGTTTTTGAGACCCGCGTTTGAAAAATGCTTGCCTTGGATCAAACAGGAAGTCTCAAAAGCGATGCAGAGAGCAGGCACAAAATGAGCCTACCATCTCACCTGCTCAACGCCACAGCAACCATATACCAAGAGACTAACGGTCAAGGCCAGTTTGGCGAGATCACGCAAACGCTGGTCAAGTCTGGTTCCACTCGATGCCGTGTGGATCAAAAGTCCAGCTCCCGGTATGTCGAGGACGGCAACTTTGAGCAAACACTGGCTCGCTATATCGTCTATCTACCGAAAGAGTATATGCAGCCTGTTGAAACTACGTTCTGGCTAAAGATCAAGGCGGATTACGGCGTGACATTCACCGGACAGGTTGATTCGGTTCGTTACCCTGGTCTTTCCGGCCATCACACGGAACTGAGCCTTGTGAGACGCACACCGTCACTGGCGGTGCCATCGTGAATAATCTCCCACAAAAAATCGCAGCTTACTGGACAGCGAATCGCGGTGCGTTACCTCCTCTATGGCTCGAGTATTCGCCTGCAACCAGCACGCCACCTGTTGCGATTTACCGCCCTGCGGGCTTTTCGAGAGACTACGCAAACGTTGGCCTGATCATGGACACCCACAGATACAAGTTTGACATGCTCGACACAGATCCTGTGGCCGCTTATGAGAATGGATTCAACGCCATCACGCTGCTTTATGCTTTCACCTGCCCCGGACTGATCATGGTCAGTGCTGAGCCGGATGACTTTGCAACCCCGTCGGAGACTGGCCAGGCGAACGTCTGGTGCTTTGGATTCAATGTCGATTTCAAGATCACGCCCAGCTAAAAGGAAACTATCATGCCCATCAAAGGCAATCCGCAAACGTTCAAAGGTGGCACAGTCCTGTTGACTCCAATCACAGCCAACGGCGTCATTCAGGACAACGCCACCTCCATCAGCCTGATCATTAAAT